CGACAAATAACGCATTAGTCACATTCTGGGCCTTGCTGACTTCCTGTCGATCCCCATCATTTTCTAATTTTTGTTTTTTCTGATGCAGTTCCATGAGAGTGCTTTGAGTATCCGTCATATTTTTGAGTAATTGACCAAATACTTCAAATGCTCTTGGTGATTCTTCTGCTTTCGCAATCTCCAAAAGTTCCTCCATCGCATCTCTGCCTTTTTCAATGATGTCATAAAGATTCTCACGAGCATATTGAAAATCGTTATCTTTATTCCCATTACTATCTATCACAGTTGGAACATTTTCAACTGTAGGATTTATAACTTTTACATCATGTTTGGGAACTTCTTCCCCGAGCTCAAGATGTTTTTCAATCCTTTGCTCCACCAATTTTTCAATTTTCATTAACTATCTGTTCCGGCTACTGGATCGTATGTTTCTCCGTGTGGGAAGAATTCAAATGTTTCAGTAAATCCAAATGTATCATCTGTAAGTGCCGTTGTATCTTCTGGAACGACATTCACTCTACTAATCGTTGACCCTGCTGCAACTGCTGCATTTGAACTTTCATCCAGTACTCTTATTCGTGTTGCAACATCTATTTCATGTTTGTCTAAAATCAAGTAATTACTAGAATAAGCAGTACTATCCTCCATAACTATATATTCGGGATCGGCTGCAACTGCACCCATAAGATGAGAATCTACTGTTACATCTGTAATAACTTTTGCGTTATCTGTAATACTTGGATATAGAAAACCTTTCATCAAAAAAGAAAGTGTCCAGATTATAGACCGCCTAGATGCAAAATCTCCTTCGTAAGTATCTTCACTTGAAACCGAATTCAGTACAAGTGGAATGTCTCGCTTCTCACTCATTGAAGAAACAAGATTCATCGTTACCGTGAATTCTGGTGTAAAAAATGGAAGAATTTGTTCTAGGATTTGTGTTCCATCTTCTGCGTTTTTTACATAAACGTAAAGAGAAAAATCCCAATTATAAGGAACTGGATTGAATTGTTTTTTGAGTCCTGTGGTTCCTGTTGCAACATTTCTTCCCATAGTATTGAGTTTTCTTACGCCATCGTATGTCATGGCTGTCAACTCAAAACCCATTCGTGGAACAGTAAGTGCAATTTTAGGATTTAAATTAGGATCTGCACTTATACGAGTAAGAAATTTCTCCTTCGGGCCATAAGAAAGCGGAACTTTAATAGTATCAACAACTGACCCTGCACTATTAGTTCTACGAACTTCAATAGTATTAAATAATGTCCCAAATGCAACTACCATCTTTCTTGAAGTTTGATGGTAAAAATAAGTTCCAAACATTACGGATTATCTCCAAATGGATTTCCTTCAGTAAAATCAAATACCGAATCGGCGTCAATTTCAAATTGTTTGTTACTTGAAACATTATCAGATGTACCGGCATCAATTGTCGATAAAGTTTCTACTGTTTCATCGGTTGTAATCTTGGTTGCATATGTTCCTGTGGCCAGACTTGTTGAACCAGTAATTATTTCTGTCAACGTAAATGTGCCAGTCATATTGATGAGATACAGATAACTTGAGGTAGCATCCCAACGAGCAACTTCTCCTGTAATTGATGAAGTTCCACCTGTAACAGTTTCCCCTTCAACGAATGTACCAGAAATACTTGATAGTTCAAATGTACGAACAAAAGATTGTTTCTGTTCTATTACATCGATTGCATCGACATCAGTATCCATTTTTTCATCGGAGTAAACAAAGAGTTCACAAGTAATGTCAAATGTTGGAAGGGCTCCAGTTTGATAGAATGGTGTTTCGTGTTCTACAAACATGATCTGGAAGAGCTTATTGGTAAGAGGAAAATGTACTAAATCTCCTTCTTTCGGCCGAACTCCCAAGTCCAACCGCTCCCAAGCTCTTCGTGCCAGTGAGAACACAATCTGATCACGAACTTCCAGACCAAACTTCGACATTAAATCACCTTCACCCTCAAATCCATCTACTGATTTGATAAACATTTCAACAGAATATGAATCTTTAAATTCTGAAATTGAATCTTCACCTAAAATAGTATCAGTATTTACTAAAGTTCTAGGAATATAAGAAACATCGTGTCCGTGTATCTGAATTGATTCTGTGACAAGTGAGTGTAATAATTCTTGTTCGTTTCTTGCATCAAATGTACGGAAGTATGAGCTTGTTGGCATTATACTATCCTACATAAAAGTTATCGGGCAATTGGTATCGCATTTGCGATTCTTCTTCTAATTTTTCCAATTCCGTATTTCCATCATCATAAATCTGTCTACCATTAAGAGTTGCACCGCCCGGCAATTGCATCCCTTCATATTTAATCAAATTTTGTCCCCATTGTTTCTTGAACAATGCGGTAGTGTATTTTTTAAGAAAAATGTCGTTGTATAATTCCGTGTAAACTGAACCATCAATCTTTTTATAGCATTGAAGAACCAACCAATCACCTATTTTGACTGCGGAATCCCAATCCATATCTATATATACTTTATCAGTAAGTCTATTGAAACGAATTTGTCTTGTATCACTTTTAGAAAACATATCATCCATCAAGGAAATATACTGCCGTGATGTTGCATAATTTGCAAGTCCTCCACTTCCCTTGAGAAGGCCTGGTAATGAATTCAAATTAAATTGATACTCAATAGAGAACATATCATCTGAAGAAAGTTTCTCTGCTTGGATTGGAAGAACATCTCGTATTCCGATAATCGTATCATCTGCGGTTAGTGCTTTTGTGTCTATATTTCCAAATACTACAGCAGTTGCTTGTGTTGCATGAGCAGTTCCAGTTGCACCAGAATCACTGCCTGTAATCGTTTCTCCTGCTGTGAATGTAAAAGAAGTATTTGCTTCTCGTAATCCATCAGAATTTTTATGTTCCTTGAACTTCAGAACAGTAGTACTTGTTACTTCGTGGATTCTTGCAGTTACACCCGAAGTTCCACCTGTGATTATTTCTTCAGCATCAAACGTTCCAGATGCAGCACTCGCAAAAGTAAGAGTACTTGGTGCAACTTGCTCTTTCGCATAATAAACTTCTGTACCATCAAAGTGATATTCTTGGAAAAATTGAACAGATTCCTCTATCATATCATTCATTTGTTCATCTGCTAAATTCACATCAATAACAGGTTTTCCAAGTTTTCGCAGACAATATTCCTTTAATTCTGTAGTCGATGCTGGTTGTGTTGAAGACATAGTTTATTATCCGTTGTTGATTTCTGCTGAAGGTTCTACTGTAATTAGTCCTTCTACAAGTCTTTCTTTAACAGTTCCCCCACTTTGTGTATAGGTAAGGGAGTAAAAATACTTACCTTCTGCTAATGCAGTAGTCTGCGTTGCAGTCAACGAAAAGGTACAATTTGCACCAGTAACAGAAGTTGTAAATGCTTGAAGGGTGTTTGCGTAGGCGAAATTCTTAATCATTCCGCCTGCAACCGTACCAGAGGAAATAGTTACGGCTGAAGAAGATGCATTTTCTGCACCTATTGTTTTTTCAAAGGTAGTACCTTGATCAATAATGTAATTTTGACTTTTTTTCTTGAGTGAGACTGCCATATTCTTTCCGTAAATTAATAAAATTATCCATTGGTTTCATATTTATATTTATTAACTTCGGAAAGTGGAAAATTCTAAAACAATCGATTAACTTGGTTTTGTGGGCCAGGTAATACTTACATACGTTGTTTTTGAAGATTGGTCTGCTGGTAATGTTCTTAATGCAACACGATATGTTTTTTGATCATCTGACATTGTTTGATCCGATGCTCCCCACCAATCGGTACTTGTTAAAAGTCTATCTCGTTCTGTTCTTATTGTTACCCATTCATCTGCAAGTAAACGTGCATCTTTTGCAGTATCATCTCCAGAGAAGTGAGTCTGGATTGTAATGTCTTCTCCAGCCATGTCCTGACCTGTGACTGCTGATACTTTGGAGTCTGACCATTTGATGTTGTAGATGTCACCTGTTACTGCGACAGACTTTACATAGTCATCAAGTTGTCCAAGCCTTACTAATACATCTTCATCAGTACATTCAACACACGAATTACCAGAACCATAATTATAAGTTATAGTTACTACTCCGTCTGCATCGGTTGCACTTGTCTCAGAATTAGCTACCCCACTTTTTGAATAGCCTATTTGTATCAGTGTTTTTGCTGTGTTTATTTTTAGAAACATAGCCTTATCCTTCTAGTCTTGTAATGTGATAATTCGAGAGTGGATTAGTAGATACATAATGTCCACCATGAACTTGGACATAATCACCCCTTTTTAGTCTCAAGATCAAAGTTCCAGAAGTGTACTCATCTGGAGAGGCGTTTCTTCCATATATTCCAGCAGTTACCCCATTTACATATATGGGCCAGTCACCCTAATTGGTCGTATGGTAAGACGATGCACAAATTTCATATACTCCATCTTTTAAGCAAATGTGTCTATCATATGCTAAAGCAAAATTCTTGTTTCCATAATCTCTACCATAAATTAATCCTCTACATTGCCATGGATGACTAGAATCGGAGATTTGAAGATTAGCAGATACGAGATTTTGAGTGTTGAAATGACCCGTTATCCAAGCCCATCTATGAATCTCTGCACCCATATAACTCACATCCCTAGTCACCTCATCCCATGTCTTACCATCTGGAGTAACCACCAGATTAGTCTGCTCCATATTTCGATCACCTCCCATGAGAGTCTTTAAAAACATATCTTCAAATGTCTGGTAATGTGAGGATGTATGGATTGGCGTGTTAAAATCTACGCATCTTGATCCATAACCACTATTTACTGACAATTGCAGAGTGTTTATACCTAAGTTTTTTGCAGTAGAAGGGCCACTAAATTTATCCATCCCATTTGAAACACTTGTATTATCAATTT